CGACAACTCCATCACACAACGTGTTGCTATGCACCAGATGACCGAGCCGCTGCCCTGTAGCGACTATGACATTTGGGCGAAGCCTGACAAGTGGGCACTCATGAAGAAGGGTGCCAAGAAGGCAACCAAGTTGTATGGCTCGTTGGCTGAGGCCGAAGAAGATTGCAGCTCGGCTTTCTACATCGAGCACCGACCGGGCGAAGCTGTCCGCTGTGAAGGCTATTGTGCTGTCTCGCAGTTCTGCCCGCAATGGCAGCAAGACCCACGCCGTAAGCCTGCCCCTCTTAGCGAAGGACTCTTCGAATGAAGTATGAAGTTACGCGGCTGCCACCCCGTGTTCTTATTTATGGCGAGCCGGCTGCCGGTAAGACAGGGGCGTTGGCCCAGCTTGCTAATGCTGGCTATCGTCTCCTCATCCATGACTGTGACCAGAATGCCCGTGTTATTGGCACCTACCTTAAGCCTGATGCGGCGCCCGTTTACATCACTACCTATACGGTGGCGAAGATGACAGCGACCAATTTGTTTGCTGGCAAGCAGGGTGAGGCAGCCCAAGCTGCGCTTAAGGAAATGCGCCGCTTCTGTGCTATGCTTCAGCATTGGAAGACCGACGACGAAGACCTAGGGCCGTCAAGCAAGCTGACATCTCGTGATGTGATCGTTGTTGACAGCGGCACCTTTCTTGGGGAGCTGCTCTTTATGGCGGCGAAGGCTGACCCCGAAGCTAACAAGCATGCACCCACTCAGTATCGCATCGGTGGTGAATACTACAGCGCCATCCTTGACTATCTTTGTGGTGACAAAGTCGGCGCCTCTGTCCTTCTGTTGACACACATCATGCAGACAGGCGAGAAGGACGCCGACGGCAAGTTCATTGGCAAGCCCCGTGACATTCCTGTTGCGTTGGGTGACAAGATGTCGAAGCGCATGCCAACCTACTTCTCAGATATCTGGCGCCTCGAAGTTGACCGTGGTGGTAGCCGCCAGTTCAAGACTGCGGCCACCGCCACCGAAGGACTGCGCACCAGCAACCCCACTACCATCAAGGGCGTCGAACCCTTCGACTTGGCATCCCTCTTTGACCGCTTGCTGAAAGGCTAAGCCGGACACTCAGTGCCCTTAAACAAGCATAAGAAAGGAACCCTACCATGCGCGCTAAGAATCTTCTTGCTGTTGATGTTGAATTCATGGGCCATAGCCCACGAGACCCCTGCACTTTTGTGCGGCCTAACTGCTGTGGTGATTGCCCTGAGGTAGGTGATTTTGTCCTTACCTCAACTCTTTGGCCCCGCACTAAGCGGGCCAGTAAGCAAACTGGGCTGGAAGCTTTAGCTGCGAACGCTGTTCTTGCCCGAGTCATCAAAGTCCATGAGGTGCCATTCGGTTCTGACCATCGCTTCTATGCGGTAGTGGTGCCCATGCATTCAATAATAACCTGTCACGCTGCGGCACAGCGGTATGGCCAGCATGCTGCCCGCACTGCTGAACTCATGGCTCAGCTTGAGACCCTGATGCAAGCGCCTGAGATGCAGATACAACGCTATGAGGTGCTGGCTCGTATGAACCCGGAGGCAGCGCCCCTGGTGGAGGAGCTGAAGAAGCTCACCTAATTCTGGGCCACAAAGGGCTTGACGGGGACCCTGGCCCAGTGTATAACATCCCCGTTGACCCCAATTGGGGCACGCACTGAAGTAAACCCATCCATGAAAGACCAAGCATACATGAGCGACGACCTTTTCGATAGCGTTGTTAACGCCGCTGCTGATCGCCCCAACTTCAAGCAGGCGCCGGCCGGTGACTACCTCGTTCGAATTCGCGAGGCAAAGAAGATTAAGTCCACCAACAAGGGAACGCCCGGCATCGAGCTGACCCTCACGTTGGTAGAGGCAGTTAGTAACTCTGGTGCCGATACGGAGGGCGTTGACCTTGCCCGCTGCCGCCTCAAGGATACGCTGTGGGTGACTGAAAATACCATTGGCTTCGTGACTGAGAAGCTTGGCCGCATCAGTGCTGAGACTATTGGCCTGACGCTGACCGATGCCATCGACGTGCTGCCCGGTGTTGAGGTTGTGGTTCGCCTCAAGCACGAGACTACCAACAGCAATGGCGAGGAGCTGAAGACACCCCGCCTTGAGGTGACGGGCTACTACAGCACGGAGTGGTATTTCAATAACAAGAAGGCCGCCTAATAGGTAGCCTTCTAGTAGTGTAGCTTTGGGGGGAGGGCCGCAAGGTCTTCCCCCTTTCTCATATGTGGAGGCTAACATGTGGATTGACCCGCCCGAGGGCTGGCGCTATGGCTTTCCCAAGGAGTTGCCAGTGCCTGAACCGCGTAACATCATTGAATGGCTGGTGGCAGAGGGTTATCCTCAAGCATTGGTGGACCAGATGGGGCCACGCTTTAGCTATTGGTGCCGCTACTATGACAGCCCACCACCGCCACCACCGGTTGATAAGTATCCCGCATGAAGGTGCTGGTTGCCTGCGAGTTTAGCGGGGTTGTCAGGGATGCCTTTGCTGCTAAAGGCCACGATGCATGGTCGTGTGATCTTCTGCCCAGCGACAGGCCGGGCAATCACCTTCAATGTGACGTTCTAACTATCCTTAATCGGGGGTGGGATTTAATAATTGCTCACCCACCTTGCACGCATCTCTGTGCTAGTGGGGCAAGGTGGTGGGCGCATAAAGTTAAAGAACAAGGCGCAGACATAGAGTTTGTCCTTAACCTTTGGTGGTGTCCTATCCCCAAGATTGCAATTGAAAACCCCATTGGCATTCTGTCAACCGCCTGGCAAAAGCCCGACCAAATAATTCAGCCTTGGCAGTTTGGACATGGCGAAAAGAAATCCACCTGCCTTTGGCTCAAGAACCTTGAGCCGTTGGTGCCCACCAACGTGGTGGCTGGCCGCTCTAATCGCATACATATGATGGCCGACACTAAAGCTCGATGGCGTAAGCGCAGTATAACCTATGAGGGAATTGCCCAAGCAATGGCAGAACAATGGGCATGAAGCTAGCGTTAGTGGTTGATTGGCCGGCCGTTGATGCCTTTAAGGGTGAGGTCTTCTCGGCCTGGGAAACCCAAGTCGTTGGGGAATTGATGAATGCCGCGAATTTCCACGCTACTATTCTGGTTGCACACAGCCAGCACACACAGCATGCCCACACTTTGTTTGAGGGGGGCAAGATGGGTGGCACGCCGCTGCCGCATGTTGCTATGGAACGTCAACGGTTACATGACGCTCTGGCCGGCTATGACGTGGCCCTTAGTATGGGTTCTTTTGCTCTTTGGGCTCTTACTGGCGAGACTAAGTTAGACCTGTATCGGGGCACCCATGTTGACTCGCCCTACGTGGCCGGCCTTCAAGTGGTGCCAACATACAGCCCGACAATCTTCTGCCGCTTGGCATGGAATGAGCGCCCCGTCGTTGTCTCTGCGATGAAGAAGGCCACGTCCAAATTTTGTGACAAGCCCCGCGCCATCTATCTGCCTGAAAATGTGGCCGACCTCTACGCCTTTAGCACCCGCTTCATCAAGGACAAGATTGTCTTTGATGTTGAGACGACGGTGCCGCCCCGCATCACCGAGTTTTCGCTGGCACCTAGCTCATCGTGCTGCCTATATGTCCAGCTTGAGGACCGCTCTAAGCGGTCGGTGTGGTCGCCCGAAGATGAGCTAGACATTTTGTTATGGCTCCGATGGCTGGCCGCTATGCCTGACTTGGCGTGGGGGTTTCACAACGCGACCTATGACCTGACATATCTGGATGCCATTGATGTTCGCCCTGTCGGCCCTATTTTTGACACAATGTTGGAGCATCATGCCTATCAGCCGGAGTGGGAGAAAAGCCTAGGCTTCTTAGCGGGGCTGCATGTTCCTACCCGAGCCTGGAAACATCTGCGCACCAAAGCTAAGCATGAGTTCAACAAGGCAGGCTCATTAGAATGACTGACGACGACTACACACACCGCCGGCTGTGGGCCTCCGTTATTATACAAGCGTTGATTGACGCGACGAGTGAGCCGAAGTTGCCGGCTGCCCACGTAGAGAAGTCTAGGGCGCATAACTGGTTCACCACCGAGAGTGGCACCACGGCGCAGAACTTTGAGGCTGTGTGTTTGGCTGCCGACCTTGAGCCCCATACGGTGCGTAAGTTTTATATGGCTTACGAAGGCGGCCCTCTTACTATCCGTGACCTAGTGCGTCTCCGTGAATCCAACCGCAAGAAGGATACCTCCGATGTTTAAGCTTACTGTCTCCGTCATTCGGCAAGCACACGTTCTTTATGGCATCAATCGGCCTGAGCCTTTGGCCATCTTTACTTTTGCTAGTCGGGCCGCGTTGGCCACGGCGTATCAACTATTGATGGCCGCTAAGACTGATGACATTAAACTTCTGGCTGAAATTGAGGAGGAAGTCACTGAAGTTAAACGGCGCTACGTTGAAAAGTCCGGCGCAGAATTGGCCCGCCCCCGTTGAAAATAATCCGAGACATGACGCCGACTCCTAAGAATCAGGAGATTATATATAACGCCAACGATACTTTGCAGACGATGGCCTTGAAAGAACACTTTGATGGGGGGCTGCTGCCCCCTTGGGCACAATACACCGCCCGTTATAGCGAGAAGATGCTTGGCCCTATCATGACAATGATGCGGCGGGGCATCCTCGTCGACACCGACGAGCGCGACAGAACTGTGGCTCTGCTCACGCAACGTCGCACCGCCGTCACCCAACTCTTTGACGCCGTATGCGAGGCCCTGTTCGACACCGACTTCAACCACAACTCACCAGCCCAGCTGAAGCTTTTGTTCTACAGCTTCCTCGCGATCCCTGAGCAATCGAAGTCTAAGAAGGGCGAATCAAAGCTTAGCACTGACCGCGAAGTTCTTGAGCGGATCGTTGACACCTTTCCGCGTGGTGCCTTCCTCGCCAACACCATCCTCCGCATCCGGGACCTCGACGGCCAGATAGAATTTCTGACGCGCGGCTTGTCGCCGGCCAACCGCTTTCACTCCTCTTATAATCTGGCCGGCACCGAGACTTTCAGGCTGTCATCTAATGAGCATCCGCTGCGGATGGGGGGCAACGCACAGAACCTGCCGAAGCCTGCCCGTTCCGTCTTCAAGGCCGACGATGGCTACACCTTTTGTCAGGCGGACCAGCAGGGGGCCGAAGCCCGCGTCGTCGCTTATGTCTGCGGCGACAAGAACTACATCGACGCCGTCGAGGGCGGTGACTCCCACACCATGGTTGCCTCGATGGTCTTCGGCTTCGAACCAATTAGAGAGTTGGCTGAACGTGAATACTATCGGGGAAAGTCATATCGCGATCTTACAAAAGCCGGCAGCCATGGGTCCAATTACCTGGGCAAACCTTACACATTAGCTAAACAGATGAAAGTAGAAATAGCGGTAACCGAGCAATTCCAGCGTCTTTACTTCAAGAAGTTTCCGGGCATCACTGAGTGGCATGCTTACACTGCCCGACAGCTTCAGCAGCAGGGCTACCTCGTCAACCCCTTTGGCATCAGACGCACCTTCTGGGGCCGCCATTGGGACGACGCTACGCTGCGCGAGGCCATTGCCTTCGTGCCTCAATCCTTTGTGGGCATCCTCACTAACGTTGCGCTACATAAACTTTGGTGTCGCTACGAAGGCGCCGCTGGTGCGCCCCTCCAGTTGCTGGCCAATGGCCACGACGCTGCAATCTTCCAGGTCCGGACGAATTTGCTTGACTCTATTCTGCCCGAAGTGCTAGAAGAACTCCGCATACCGGTGCCTATCACCGACATCCACGGTGTCACCCGCGAGGTGGTCATCCCTTTTGACGTGGAAGTCGGTGGGTGCTGGGGAAAATATGACGTGACTAAGTGTCCGACTGGATTGCAGAAATGGAGACCAGCTAAGTGACGCCTTATGACTATCTCGGAGACAAGGCGGCCAACTTCCGCCTCATCAACATGATTACCACCTATTGGCGGAAGCGCGGCTTCCATGTCAAGGCCTGGGTGGAGCGGGGCAACGACTCTAGCAACGGCGCTGCCATCTTTGTGGTCCGCACCGACATCCGCCAAGACGTCACCAAGATTGATCCCACCTACACAACCATCTAGGAGAACGGCAATGAACTTTTCTACGGTCCTCGACTTCATCAAGGCTGGGCGAAAGGCTGCGCGCACAGGATGGAATGGCGCCGACATGTTTGTCTTCTTAGTGCCCGGCTCCACCTTTGTGGTCAATCGGCCGCCCCTTCTGGGCATATACCCAGAGGGCACTAAGCTTGATTATCATGCCCACATTGATATGAAAACTGTCGAAGGCTATGTTGTGCCTTGGCTTGCTTCACAGACTGACATCCTCGCTGAGGACTGGGTGGTGTTTAATGACTGATAACGTCGTGGCTTTCGGCAAGCCCGCGCCCGTTCTGGCAAGCGCCACTTCTAGTGCGCCGACGCCAGAGGAGGCCCGCCTCCAGTTGTCCATTGACTCTCTGCTCCAAATGCTACAGGACAATCACCACAAGATTGATTCTTTCATGGGTCTCATTCCCTTTAAGCCAGCGGCCGCCGGCACCGCCGGCTTCCAACTTTTCACCAGCCCCATGGACTTGGCGCACTTCTCGCTGGGCGTTCGTGTCCTTGATGGTGCTGCCAACGCCATGCTTCATGGCCACAGCAATGCCTCTAGACTATAAGCCCGAGGGCATATGCGCCTCTATCTACGGCTACAATGGCCCCGCCGACAAATTCAATTTGCGGCTGGACCACTATGAGTGGTATGTGCTAAAGACAGAATATATGCAACGGGCCCGGCGACCGCCCGGCTACATCGTTGAAGTTATGGACACGGACGGCGACGAATATTTCTTTGATATCCACGGCATCTCTTGCTTGTGGAAGCGTTCACCTCAGTTTGAGTTCTGATGCTAGGTGAGCCACTCCGCGTTGAGTATCTTAAAGAGGAGCCTCTGTTCCCAGAGCAGCGACGCACTGCTGCTCAACAGGCCGGCATCAACTTCGAGAAGGCGGCGGCTCGCAAGCTAGCACAGCTCTACGTCAAGGTGGTGTCGGGGCCGTGGCTCCGCTACCATAGCCCAAAGAAGTGGGGCATCTGTCAGCCTGATGTCCTCGTCTGGCTTACACCTCAGCACCTGCTGGTCATCGAGGTCAAGCTTTCGTGGATGCCACAAGTTAGGCAGAAGTTGCTCACCCTCTACGGCCCACTAATACAGAAGCTGCACCCCGAAGCTACGCTTTCCTACCTCCAGCTCTACAAGAACTGGAAGCCCAAATCCCACAAGAAGCCGCTCTCTATCTACGCACTCGATGACATCAAAGAAGGAGCCTACAAAGAATGTCAGTTCCTCGGTCTCTAGGTTGGGTCTGTGTGCCCACACCGCTCCGCACTCGCCCCCCTAATTTCTGGCGCCCTAAATACATTTACCAAAGTCGGACGCGGGCTATTGCCTCTAAGTATGCCGATAACTATGATCTAAGCTGGGGCCTATGCACGGCACACCACTCTGAAATCCGGGGTATTCGCACCGCCGAGGTGCTGACCCGCTACGACATCAAGGAAGTCTTCGTCCATGACTGAACTGAAGTTCATTATCTTTGAACGGGGCGCGCAGATTCCAACGCAAGCAACTGCGGGTGCTGCCTGCTACGACCTCATTACCAACGAGCGGGGCTTTCTGTCACCCACCAACGCCC